AACTATCGATATGTTGGTAAGGTAAAGAAGATCGAGCCTAATCCACCTAACTTCAGGCCAAACAATGACTAAGTTAAGGCACTTTATTATGCGCTTTCTTTATTGGAGGCGTTTAAATAAAGTGAAAAATGACAATAGACTTAGAATTACACATATAGAGTTAAATAACCGACTATATACATATGGAGATAAAAATGGATCATCGTGACATTCTTACAGGCGCTGCAACTGTTCTTAATAATCGCTCGCAGCAATATGGTGATGAGTATGCTTGTTTTGATCGCATCGCTAAATTAGCATCGATCATTATCAATAAAGAACTTACCAGCTATGACATCGCAATGATTTTGCATGCGACTAAATTAGGCCGTTTGCAGGAAGATCGTGACAACCCAGATCATTACATCGATGGCATCAATTACATGGCTTTTGGTGGTCAATTTTCCACCAAGACAAACATCGAGGATGATATTGCACGCATGGCTGCAAAGCTCGCTCCTCAACGTGTTGTTCAGCAGCCAACAGATGTTGAGCAGCAATGAAAAATAAATTACTCCCTGCAAGTGTTATATTCTTGATCATTAGCTATTTGGGAGTAATTGGAGCTTATTGGGCCATATTCATGTCTCAACAAGCTGCGTTGTTTTTACTTGATGTAATACATGCAACACACATACCTAAATAAAGATGGCCCTACGGGGCCATCAATCCCGCGAGGTTAATATGGTCAAGGGAAGCATTACATACCAACAGATCTTTGATGATGGTCTTGTGCTAATTAAGAAATCAGAACTTGAGTTATTGTTTGAAGACGTCAACAGGCTTGGTTATGAGAATGCTGAAATGCATAATGCCCTTGAAATGCTTTCAACCACATATGCTTTGTGGGAAAAGTCTGAACCATATGAAATTAAGGATTATATCCAATGCATTAACAGGATGAACCAAGATGCAGCGGATGTTCTTAACGAAATTAGACAATTTAAACATAGACGAAATAAAGGCAGTTAATTTGCCATTTAAGAGATAAAAGCCTATGATGGCTTGTTTTGTCTCTAAAAGGAGCTAGACATGAAACGATATATATTGGCCGTATTGGCCGTAATGTCGGTGGCTACGACTGCCACTTACTGTTTTTCAGATGAAGAAACAGCAGCAGATTTCTTCCGTAAAGATAAAGAAATTTGGTCAAAGGGCAAATCAATTGGCATTGATTTCACAGCTCATTTATTTTCTTCAAATAGTGATGCGCCGAAAGAAGTGGCAAAAATGGTTGCAGATAGTGCGCGTGACGCATTGGGCCCAGAATGGGTTGGATCTGCATTGCAAATTGCACGTTTGGAATCATCATTTAGTTGCAATGCCACAGGGCCAAAAATAAATGGCGGTCGCGCATCTGGCGTTTTTCAGGTCATGCCAAAATCAGCTGAGGCACTTGGTTATGATTATAACCGCCTTCACGAATGCAAGTATGGCATCGATGCTGGCATTCAGCACATGAAGACATGCATCGAGCTCGGCCACGTCAAAACATCTTCCCAAATGAAGGCATGTCATGTCGCGGGCTGGAAGGGCTGGAATAAGCGCCTGCGCCGTCGTGCGCAAATCTATCGGAAGAAATATGTCCGTCTTGCCAATAGGAAGCTCCCACGCTGGGCTAAAAATCTATAGGGATGGGTCATGTTCATAGGCTTCATGATCCCCTTTACATTCCTCGCTATTGGCTTAGCGTTTATGTTCCTATCTGCTGGCCTATTATATCTCTTGTGGTTCGCATTCCTTATTATTTACGATTTAGCTATGGGTTATATAAATGGGAAAAAGATCGGACTTCACAAAGAATAAACTGGATTTTTATCAAACACCGATAGAGGCCGTTCGGCCTCTTATACCTCACTTGCCCCCCAAGGTTAAATTCTGCGAGCCATGCGCAGGCGAAGGCAAACTTATCAGCCACCTTCAATCCTTTGGGCATGAATGCGTGTCTGCTTATGACGTGTCGCCAGAGGCAGATGGTATCCTTAGGCACGACGCCACATTCTTATCTAAGGATGATCTGGATGGCGCAGAGATGATTATAACCAACCCTCCATGGGGCAGGACGGTGTTGCACCAGATCATCGAGAAGTGCGCCTACATAGCCCCCACATGGCTCTTATTTGACGCTGATTGGATGCACACAGCTCAATCAAGTCGGCACATACAGATATGCCAGAAGATTGTCTCCATAGGCCGCGTCAAATGGTTTGCAGGCACCAAGAACAAGGGCATGGACAATTGTTGTTGGTATTTATTTGATGCACATAAACCGACAAATCTAACCCAATTCATAGGGCGAAACTGATGAATAAAAGAGAGCAAATGATTCTTACCATTGTTAATATGTGGAAACAGAATAAATCTGGGTCCGAAATAGCAAAGGTTGTTAATTTATCTCGATCAGCTGTCATGGGGCACATATACCGCCTCAAAATGAAAGGCCTCGTTGATAGCAAGAAATCAACATCAAATGTCAGCCTACAGCCAAAGCCTGTTAAGATAAAAACACCAAAGGTAAAGCCACAGAAGAATACAAAGAGGGGAAGGCCAAGAAAGCCCCCAGCTCCGCCTGCGAAAGCCATCACATTATTGCAGTTAAAGGAAAACTCATGCAGGTACATTTTTGACCTGCCTGATCAATCAAATGTTTTCTTTTGCGGACAGCCAAAAGAACGAGGTTCATATTGTGCTTATCACGCCGAATTGTGCTATGTTAAGACCTATAAAGAGCAAAGAAGTGATGGCAACAATTATTCAATTAAACCCAATCCTTCCTTTATTAACACCAAAGGGTAAAGCTTTTGCGCATTTTCTTTTAGATTATGGCGAAGAGCATCATTTGATGTGGGTGTGCTTTATTGATGACACAGGAGAATGCTGGACATTTCAAAATCATGAGATCCGCATACAAAACAATCCAACCTTAGGTAGAAATGTAAGAGGTAAAGTAAATGAAAATGATCAAGTTAAGTAACACAGGTAAATTTACAGGCTTTTCAATTCACATAAATGTTGATCATATTACAGCTGTTTTTGAAGTTCCTTCTGAACAAGGCGGCAGTTTAGAAACACATGTGTTCGGCGGCAATGCAGGCAATTCCGTTGAATGGATTGTCGAGGAAAGTCTTAGCGAAGTCCTAAAAAAAATTAATGATACTAACTGAGTGAATTACCAGTTATGATATATGTATCAGTAGCGATGCTAATAAGTGTCGCTATTCCATAAGGACCAACAGTTCTTGTCCCAGTTAATCCAGATCCAACAAGATAAATTGTTACACCAGATCCCGCCACAATATTTGTTGTTGAGCTAGAGTTGTTAAAATAAGTCACGTTTTGACCTATGCCTAACACACTCGTGTTAATGGCAATATTTGCACCTGTCGATACTATGATTTTACCAGCATCTGATGATACAACAGTGTATGAAACAGTCTGATTATTAATCGGAACAGAGCGAGATAAACCAATATTATCGATAAATGTTCCAGCACTATTTGTTACATTGGTGCCATTAAAAATAAAATTAGATGAACCGACAAGAGATCCTGACGAATTATATTGGATCTGAGTATTTGAACCGCCTGGTATGCCTGGCAAATTATTTGATAAGACAATATTTGTCCCATCAGAAGCGATGACCGTGCGATACCCTTGAGGGATGACATAAGAAGATCCAGCACCGCCAGAACTAATTGTGACTGTGTAAGCTCCCGTTGTATTATTGGCAGCAATCCACTGGCCTCCAATGCCTGAAGGTATTGTATAGGTGACATTTGCCGTCAATGTCCCTGTGATGTTAAAAATCAAGGGAATGTATTGCGTTGATGTCAATGTGACAGGCGTTGATGATTGGCCTGTTACTGTTAATGTCGTGACGCCACCAAAAGCTTTATCAATAATATCCCAGTCAGCATTAACAGGCACGTTCCAATCGTTAACATAATCTCCATTTGCGGGCTTCTCGATGCTCTTATTTGTAGTAAATGTTGATGTCATGATGACGTTCCTTAGA